TCTTTATTTTTTCTATATAATTGTGTAACAATTCGTAATAAAACGAAAATGACTGTAACAACTAACGAACGTGGTCAGCAAAATATGTTTGCGAAAGAACCACAAATGTACATCTCTCAATCCGATGCAGAACGTTATGCACTTCAAACACATGCTGAACGTGCCGAACTTGCAAATTCACGATGGGCAATGGTCGGCATTATTGCTGGGTTTATTTCTTATGCTATCACTGGTAAACTCTTCTTCGGAATCTTCTGATGAATGAACTTATTTGGACAGTAACCACTGTTGCTTTTTTTGTGACTTTGGGTTATGCTGTGGAGAAACTTGCTGAAACTTATTGATGCTTGGAAATCTTGAACCCGAAGAATCTGTGATGTCCACGGGTAGTTGGTTAGGAAAACTCTCAACTGCTATCCAAGAACTTCAAGAATCTGGTGCTTGGGATAATGATGACGAACTTAAAGTCTGTATTGCAGGCACTTTACCCAAAGACAAATTTATTGTAATTCAAAACACTACTAAAAGAGGAGAAAACTAATGAAATTCGGATGGACTGAACAAAACGAAAAACTAAATGGAAGACTGGCAATGTTGGGATTTGTTATTGCCGTTGGCACTTATCTCACAACTGGCCAGGTGGTGCCAGGAATTTGGTGAAATAAGAGGAGGGATAAAACCCTCCTTTTTTCATAAATATAATGCAGAGTTGTTTCAAATATATGTTAGTAGATCTTCATAACTTTTTTAAGCATTATGATGAAAAGAATCCAAGGCACGTTGCTGCTGTAGAAAAACTTGAAAAGGACTTGCTTCTAAAAGCACAAGACTTAATTCAAGATGAATCTGAGTGGGTGAAGACTTTTAGATCAAAACCAGAAGTACCAAAATCAAATATCTTAACTGTTCCATTTTATCCACAAACAGATAACTATAGAGATGCAGATCGTACCTGCAACTCATCTGCTTGTGCGATGTGTTTAGAATATTTTAAACCTGGTACTCTTAAAGGAGCAAAGGGGGATGATGCCTACGTTCAAAAAGTTTTCGCAATCGGTGACACGACTGATCACTTGGTTCAAACCCGTGTTTTGGCGTCTTATGGCATTAAGTCACATTTTAGTTATGGTCTATCTTTTAATGACCTTGACCGTGAGCTTGCTGCTGGGAGACCCGTGGTTATTGGGATTCTCCACCGTGGCACTTTATCTACTCCTACTGGCGGGCACATGGTTGTAGTTATTGGTAAAACTCCTGGTGGAGATTATGTGGTTAACGATCCTTATGGATCATTAAATGATGGATATACAAGTGCTGTAACCAATGGTAAAGGTGCTGTGTATAAGAGATCTGATTTATCCCGTAGATGGTGCCCTGCTGGCAATGATGGGTGGGGTAGAATCTTTGACGAAAAAAAGTAGATAACTCTACTCCTTCTGCGAGCAAATATGATGTGCCCGTAAAGGGAGTAGAGTTAATCAAAGAGTTTGAAGGATGTCATCTCTCTGCCTATCCTGATCCGCTATCGGGTGGACTACCTATCACTATAGGATGGGGAAGCACTAGAGATTTCAATGGTAAACCATTCAATCTTGGTGATAAAATTTCTCAAAAGGTTGCTGATGATTTGCTTATCAGTCAAATCAAGCGAGAATTTATTCCTGCCCTATCTAAGATACCTTATTGGAGTGAGATGAATGACAATCAACGCGGAGCACTTTTATCCTTTGCTTACAATCTCGGTGCTGGCTTTTACAATTCAAGCAATTTCAATACTATCTCTCGACATCTTCGTGAAAAGAATTGGGGATTCATCCCAAAAACATTAGAGATGTATCGCAATCCTGGTAGTAATGTAGAGGCGGGATTGCTGAGACGTAGAAAATCGGAAGGTAAACTCTGGGTTTCTTAATCATCCATCTTTGCTTTTAATCCTAGTAACGCTGTAAACAAAGTAAACAAAGCATTATATCCTCTACTTTCGGATTCTTTACAATCTAGGGGTGGTGGGTTTACTAATCCACCTAATGCGTCTGCTCTCTCCATAGAACCTGGAAGCATAAAGTTACAGTTGACAAATGTAATACCAACATATCCAAGTGTTGCTACTACAATACCAACAATTAATTTATCTATTAGTTTAATGTTTTTCATTGCTACTATCCTTTAGTTCTTGATTTGCCATCCATAATATTTTATAGATCACCCAACCAACACCAATCATTCCAATACCTAACATAATATTTACTGACCAAACAATGTTATTCATTTTTCTTCTTGTTTATGAATCCAAGTTTTAAGTTCATGCAAATATTTTCTTAACATTTCTGCTTTTTGTAAATGCCACACATCACCACTCTTGAAATATTCGTGAGTGTGATTATCGATTGCTTTTAATATTTGATGTATTGGTGCATTCCAAGGTTCTCTTTTGGGAGTGTTCCATTCCCGTGGCATTTGGGGAAAGCAATTTTAAATATTTAGATTATACGATTTGTTATATGACTAAAAATAATACACCTGTTAAGGTTTTATTAATATTTATAAGGATTGCTGATCTTTTGAGGTTTTGACGTTGAATTTTCTTCAATCCTGGGGTAGAATAATATAGTTTCTACTACGTGCTGAAGAATTTTTTCCATATTAATTATGAATCCTCTAAGTTCATTCCGCAACTTTACCAACAGGTTTCCCCTTAGATCTGCTGAATACAATAGCAACAATGACAAATCATCCAATCAATCACAGGGGCAATCTGCCATCAGTATTGCATCAGTGAGTTATCAGAGCAAGTCTTATGAAAGTGGTGAAACACTTCCGTGGGGAATTCAAGCAGTCTGGCAGGGAGAAGACATTTCCAAAAGAGGTAATTTTGCATCTGAATCCTATGCATTTGTAATTGACTCTGGAGTTTCCGATAAAACAGATGATTTAAACTTAAATAAAGATTGGGCACGAAGTTGGGTTTATACTCCATCTGGACTTGAATCTCCTTTTTCAGACGGAAATGGACACGGGACTCATATTGCAGGAGTCATTGGAGCACTTGTTAACGGCAAAGGTATTATTGGAGTATCACCAGGAGCACAAATTGTTTCACTTAAGGTGAATAATGACTTTGGTTTTGGAGATGGCAACACCACTGCTGAAGCAGTCAACTATGCCGCAAACATCATCAATGATAATAAACTAGACAAAAAGAAATGTGTCATCAATTTGAGTCTTGTTGCACACTCCCGTGATCCAAAACTGGAGTCGGCAATTCTTCGTGCCGCAGATCAGGGAATTCAATTCACTATTGCTGCGGGTAACTTTGGCAAAGATGTAGATAACTTTGCCCCTGCTTGTATTGGAAGTCATCCAAATGTTTATGTGGTATCTGCCGTAGACAGTTCAAATCAAGTCCCATTCTGGTCAAATTATGATCGTCTTGATACCGCAACCGATGCTGATGATGTTGATTATGCTGCACCAGGAGTTAACATTCTTTCATATCATAAAAACGGACAACTCGGCACTTTGAGTGGAACATCTCAAGCAGCACCCCATCTTGCTGGATTGCTGATTAGTGGAGGGGTACAAGCAGGAAATATGGTCAAGTCAAATTATGCCAATACCGCAGATCCTTTTGTAATATCTGCGACTCAATCATTATTGCCTGTACAAGTACAACCTGCCGCAAAACAATCCCCACCAACATATAACCTAGTAAGTAATGCCACTATCAATGAGGGGCAAACATTAAAGATTGACATCGCAACAACTAATTTAACAAAGGGTACACCTTTGTACTGGAGCATTTCTGGTAACGGTATTTCTACTAACGATTTCACTGGACTTTCTGATTTGAAAGGAAATCTATCAATAGATGCCAAAGGCAATGCCACCGTTAGTTTTAACCTAAAGAATGATTTGAATACAGAAGGAACTGAGTCAATTAAATTTGAACTCTTCAGTGATTCTGCCCGTTCAATTAAAGTTGGGGATAAAAGTGCTGAGATTCAAGATACATCCAAAACACCATCTCCAAGTTTAACACTTTGGGGTACAAATGGTAATGATATTATTACAGGTGGTGCTGGTGATGATTTTATTGCTGGTGTTGCACGGACTGGGACTGATTTGACATCAATGGGTCGTGGACAATTTGATATTCTTACGGGTGGTCTTGGAAAGGATGTATTTGTATTGGGTGATAGTCGTGGAACATTTTATGATGATGGCATTAAATCCAATCACGGTGCAAATGACTATGCTTTAATCAAAGATTTCAAAGCAGGTGAGGATAAAATTCAACTCAAAAAGGGTCAAGGAGCCGTATGGAAAGCATTGGATGCCAATGTTTTAGTTTATTATGACTTGAATCGTAATCGTGGTATTGAAACGTCTGGACCTAACCGAGATGATTTAATTGCAATTCTTGAAGGTGTAACGACATTGAGCAACAGTGATATTCTCGTTGCTAGGTAACAGTTTAAGTCGTTTTACCTATTGACAGGATTTCCTAACAATGTTATGATAAATACATCAAACGTTACAGAACGTAACAGTTCTTTAATGTTGTCCTCTACCTAACCGGGACCTATGGGGAGGTTAAACACAGTCTCTCATATCCGCAAATTAGGGTGTTGCGGAGCATAATGTATTACCAGTTCCCTGCTGGATTACTTACCCTTTTAAAACAAATGACTGCTACTATTGCACAAAGACAATCTACTAACTCCTGGGAACAATTTTGCCAGTGGGTTACTTCAACAAACAACCGTCTTTATGTTGGTTGGTTTGGAACTCTGATGATTCCTACACTGCTTGCTGCAACTGTATGTTTCATCGTAGCCTTCATTGCCGCACCTCCGGTGGACATTGATGGCATTCGTGAACCTGTTGCTGGTTCACTCATGTATGGTAACAATATCATTTCTGGTGCTGTTGTTCCTTCTAGCAACGCAATCGGACTTCATTTTTATCCAATCTGGGAAGCAAATTCACTTGATGAATGGCTTTACAATGGTGGACCCTATCAGTTGGTTGTTTTCCACTTCCTTATTGGCATCTTCTGCTATATGGGTCGTGAATGGGAACTTTCCTATCGTCTTGGTATGCGTCCATGGATTATGGTTGCCTATAGTGCTCCTGTTGCAGCTGCCACCGCAGTATTTCTTGTCTATCCTTTTGGTCAAGGTTCTTTTTCTGATGGTATGCCTTTGGGTATTTCTGGAACCTTTAACTATATGTTTGTGTTCCAGGCTGAGCACAACATCCTGATGCACCCCTTCCATATGCTTGGAGTTGCTGGTGTATTTGGTGGTTCTCTATTCAGTGCTATGCATGGATCTCTGGTCACTAGCTCACTCGTTCGTGAAACAACGGAAACTGAATCACAAAACTATGGATACAAGTTCGGACAAGAAGAAGAAACCTACAACATTGTTGCAGCACATGGATACTTCGGACGACTCATCTTCCAATACGCTTCCTTTAACAACAGCCGTAGCCTACATTTCTTTTTGGCTGCTTGGCCTGTCGTTGGTATTTGGTTTGCTGCTCTTGGAGTCAGCACGATGGCATTCAACCTGAATGGTTTCAACTTCAACCAATCAATTCAAGATAGTCAAGGACATGTAATTAATACTTGGGCAGACATCTTGAATCGTGCTGGACTTGGAATGGAAGTGATGCATGAGCGTAATGCACACAATTTTCCTTTGGACCTTGCCACTGCTTCTACTACTGAAGTTGCCTTAACTGCACCTTCCATCGGTTGATATAAAACCTAAAATAAATAGAGGAGTTCCACAAGAACTCCTTTTTTTATGCTCCTCATCCTTTTCCTCTTCCAACTCTTTGGATTTTTTATGTTCATAATATCTCTTACTCAAGATTTATGATATCTTCTACAACATCACACAAACTTGCAGAAATTATTCGTGATACTTGGCCTCAACTTTACAGAAAACCAGAAGCATCTTACAATAAACAAAAGACTTTAAAAAATGAAAAAGTACAATGAAGAATATTTTTCTGTGATTGAAACCAAAATAGGAAGGAAAATTGTTGATTGTGGTGATGAAATGGATGCATATGCAATGGTTGCCTTTGACCCACAAAACCGAACGATTACAAGAAATAAAGTTTTGATGAGTCCAGTAATTGATGTTGAAATTCCAAAAGCACTTCCTACAACAAATGTCGTTGTATCAAACGTAAAAGAAGGTGGATGTACAACAAGAGAACAACAACTACTTGATGCTGGACAATTGAGATTTTCAGAGGGGCAAGGAGAACCAGTAAGAATATGATATTTAAAATAAAAAAATTTTTTGAAAGAGATGGGGACATTACTTACTATGATGAATTAAGTTACATCTTGATTTGTTTGAAAGAAACTATTAAAATATTAATATATAATGTTAATAAAAACCACATCAAATTTTAAATTTATGGCATTTACAATTTATTCAAAAGATGGTTGTCCTTATTGCGTAAAAGTTCAGCAAGTGCTAGAATTAGCAGAACTACAACACGTGGTTTATAAATTGAATAGAGATTTTACTCGTGAAGAGTTTTATGCAGAATTTGGAGAAGGGTCTACCTTTCCCCAAGTAATTGTTGATGAAAAACACATCGGAGGTTGCTCCGACACTGTTCAATATTTGAAGGAGCAAAATCTAGTTTAATGAATACTAATTTTCACGAAGTTTACAATGATGTTGAAAAGGCAATTGATTATGCCTTTAATGGCCAATTTGTTTTGAAGTTTTATGATTATTTGAAAATTCGTGGAACAAAAAGAAGTCAAGTTGAAGAGTTTATTGAAAGCACCACAGCAAATGAAATTAATAATCTTGTAATGGATTTAGATACGTATTTGGAAGGTGGTGCTGATGACCTTCATAAACAACTTCGTGAGGCTTATGGGCATATTCCTAAACCTCAAGCAAGAAAAATAAGAAACTACATCTATGGCATCTTAGAAGATGCTTGGAAATATAGTAATGACAAACGACCAGGAAGACGCAAGAAGAACACTAAATAACAATGAACTCCAAATTAATCGGGGTGTTGAGTTATTACTACGCAATAGGAGGAAAGAGAAATCAAAACCAAAAACTTTTCAAGTGAAGTTTGGTAGAATGATTTCTCTCTTCCGTAGAGAGTTTCATTTTTTTATTGAATTTCACTTCGACATTAGGAAAAAATAAACCTCTCTGGAGAAGAAAAATGTTAGCAGTAACTCTAACTATAGGAACATTAGTTTCAATTATGTTCTTTTTTGTAGGAGGTGTGGTAGGATGGTTAGCAAAAGAGCATTTCTATCAAACCCAACCAGTTTTTACACACCCAGAGATGTTTGACTCTAATGGTAATGTAATACCCGACGAAATTTTAGCTGTGAGATTTGAAAACGATTATGACTACGACGAAGACGACGAAGACGAAGACTGAAACTCCAATTGAGAGTCTTCCATCCAACCCATTTGTATTTGAAATTTTGAATCTTGTTTCAAAACAAAAAAGCAATGTAAAAAAAGTTGAAATCCTTAAAAAATATGAAGATCCTTCATTAAAAACTATTTTAATTTGGAATTTTGATGATACAGTAATATCATTATTACCAGAAGGAGAAGTTCCTTATGCAAGCACTGGAGAACAAACTTCTTATAGTGGGACTTTAACTTCTAAAATTGACGATGCAGTATTGAAGATGGAAGAATTAAATTCCAATTCTTTAGGTTCGATGGATCAAGGAAAATCCTCAATTAGAAAAGAATACCATATGTTTTATAATTTTGTAAAAGGTGGAAATGATGGATTAAGTTCTCTTCGAAGAGAAACAATGTTCATTAACATTCTTCAAGGACTTCATCCACTTGAAGCAGAAATTGTTTGTTTAGTCAAAGATAAAAAGCTTGCGAATAAATATAAAGTAAGTCTGGATAATGTAAAAGAAGCCTATCCTGATATTCAATGGGGTGGGCGTTCGTGACAGTTGCAGTAAGTGGAGAAAAAAGTATGGCAGAATCTGGAAATGAAGAAAAAAATATTTTGCCATCAAGATATGGTTGCGAAATTCTTTTAGAAAAAACAACTCTTGATAAAGCAAAAGATTCTTCTTTTCCAAGTGATGCTTACTTAGTTTGGTACATTGTTGAAGGAAAACAATATCTTGATTTAACAAGAGGCACCAAGATTCGTATTTTTGATATGTATTATGATACTTATGGTGTGGGATCACTCAAAAAAATTGATTTTGGATATGGAAGAGTGAATCCCAAACTTTGGGGATATAGGCAACCAGAAAAAAAGAAAAGAAGATGAGTGAAGGATTTAGTAAAGAAAATATTGAGGTATCAATCAATAAAGACGAGATAAATAAGATATTAAAAAAATACAAGAAAATTAAAAAGTATCAAAGGTCTCCTCTTTTTGAAGTTAAAACTATGGATGGAACCGAAACTTATGTGAGTAAATTAATTCAGGAAGCACAGGAGAACTTATGATAAATGGGCAAGCACTATTTACTTAACTTGTACGGTTGTTCGTTTGTTCTTTTGAATGATGAACGATGTCTTGTTGACTTATTAGAAAATGCAGCTGCTGCATCAGGTGCAACTGTGGTTCAAACGATTTGGAAAAAGTTTGAACCACAGGGAGTCACTGTAATGTGTTTATTATCTGAAAGTCATATAAGCATTCATACTTGGCCTGAAGAAGGGAAAGCAGCAGTAGATGTTTATACTTGCGGAGACTGTAATCCAAAGATTGGATGCGATATCATTATCCAACAACTTTATGCATCAAACCATACACTAAGTTATATTGAAAGATAGTCAAATTTTTATTTGACAAATCAGAATATAAGTAGTATATTAAAAATAAAAGTACTTTTTGATTATGACAGATTATAAACCATACTCCCCCGAGTGGCATCGGAAAAGATATCTTAAAGAATCTTTAGATAAGTATCTGGATGATTATATTGATAATGATGTAATTTTTGAAGACATTTGTAGTATCTTACACGAACGATCCGAAAAAGCCTATCAAGAATTTTCCAAACTTAATGATTTGGAAAGACAATTTAGACGTAATTACTAAATACACCTATACGAAAATTACTTATGCTCTCTACACAATATAGACTTCGACTAGAAGAAATTTGTAAGAAAATCGTTCTTCATCAAGAAGTAAGTCTTGAAGATATGATTTGGGCAGAAAAACTTGCTAAAGCAAATCGTTCTGCGGGAACAATACTTCGTCAGGCAAGACGAAAAGCAGAAAATCCTGATATGCAAGAGGGTGATTTGGATGACTTTCTAAATCAACTTGATATTGGTGGTATTGGTAATGATAGCAAAGGAATTCGTCGTTTTGAAAGTGTTGATGACATCGTAGATTTCTTCTCAGAGGGAAGAGATAAACCAGAAGACTGGCGACAAAGAGACTGATGAGTGAAGTAACGTTTAAAAAACACAGAGTATTTCGTGAGACTGAAGATGTTGTTTTCTATGATATTTCTGTAGATGGTTCTAATGCACAAGACCTTGTTTGCCATACTGGTCCTGCTATCTCTCCTCCTGATGATATTGTAGGAGCAAAGCAGTTCTATATTCACTATCACCAAATTGATAACAATCGTGTTCTGTCCGGACTTCGTACATTTGAATTGGTTAATAAAGAATGGAGATATCCATATCATATTATCCATCTAAATCGTTCTTCTGGAGCATTAGTTATTCCCAAGATGACATTTCATCGTTCATACTCTGGAGTTGAAGGTTCTATTGTTATCAATCAAGCGATTCGTGATGGTGAATTTAATCCTGAGACGGAATTTATTCCCATATCGGCAGCAAAAGATAGAGACTTATACCATATTTTGGTGAACGAAAAACCAGTTATTCATACACTTGGAGAGTGATGAATTACGAAGAGTTTTTGGATATGCCAACAACTTTTATGGATGATATGTTAAAGTTGATTCAACTTAAAAATAAGTATCGTTTAGATTTTACGCCACAAGAAAAAGAAATAAATGATCATCTTTTAACTTATTGGGAAGAAATGAAGTTAAATGAACTTAGGGGAAAATTTGAAAGATGTTGGAAAATTGAAGAATAAATAATAATGCTCTAATTGGTTGGCGCTTTTTAGGGTTGGGCGGAGAAATCTGCCCTCTTTTATTATAAATACTAATGCCAACCAAAATTAGAAGCAGATGGAATACTATACCTACGCTTATTTGCGTGAAGATGGAACTCCTTACTATATTGGAAAGGGAATAAACAATCGTGCTTATAAGGGAGATTGTAAATCTGTACGAGTTCCACCTAAAAATAGAATACTTTTCTTGAAAACTGGTTTAACTGAAGAAGAGGCTTTTAAGCACGAGATTTATATAATAAACATCTTAGGTCGTAAAGATATTGGAACGGGTATTTTAAGAAATTTGACTGATGGTGGGGAAGGTTTCTCTTCTAAACAAATGACTATTCTTTGGGAAAGGAGAAGAAAGAAAAAGTTGGAATTAGAAATAAAAAAGTGGAGAAAGGAATATGATAAAGGTGTTATTTGGAGAGAAAAAAATAGAGAAGTTTTTGATGAATTGATAAAAAATGTCATTAGTAATAGAACATTTATGTATAATAATGATACCATTTAGTATCTATTGCTACTATTTTAAAATAAAACTTGCTATATAGGATGAATAGGGGTATAATAATCCCCTAACGTTCATCCTATGACTAAGGCACTTTTGTTCTTGGCCTGGGTTCCACTTCTTTCTATTTCTACGCCACAACTTACCCAAACTAATCAAGTTACGATAAGTTGCGACGCATCGTGGGAACTAATGGACATCGTTAAAAACGACGATGTAGTACATCAAAAGATAGAAGACCAATTGCTATTAGAACTCCGAAAGGATTTCATTCAAGTGTGCAATAGATAGGACGGAAGTAAGCCGACTCGGAACGGATCGTTCATTCTCTATTCGCAAATAGAGAACGCAAAAGCCGACTGAAGGAACGCTCTTTAACTTAAACAACTAAGGAGAACCCTAATGTCACAAGTCGTATACCGTGGTGTCGCATATGACACCGAAGTTCGTCGCCAGCAACAACAGCAGGCACAACAACAGTCCCAACAATATAATGAAACTTATCGTGGTGTTAAGTTTGTAAAGGAGGGGCAAAAATGAACACTTATTTTGTTCGTTATCTTAAACTTAAAGCAAAAAAAGAAAAGTTTCTTAAAATTGCACAACTGAATATGGCAAAGCAACCACAAGTTGCATAATTTAAGAGAGGTGCTTGACACCTCTCTTTTTTTTATGTATAATTACCTTTGTTGAGGTTAATAAAGATGGATAAAGAAAAGCTTAAGCTTATTGTAAGAAATCTTGAGTCTTTAGTTGATTGTCTTAAGACAGAGATTTATTCTGATACTTCTTCATACAAATATGAAGAAATTGCCACACATTTAAATGATTACGACGAAGTTTTTTATGAAGATGACGATGGATACGCAGATTGATGAATTTGAGTTTATGAAACCAGAAGTTAAACTCATTAGTGTTACTCCAGATGCAGAAAAGCATATGGCATACTGTGCTCGGGTAAGTAATCCAGATAATCAACAGAATGAAAAGTTTTCTGGATTACTTAAGTATTGTATTCAGCATCAGCATTGGAGTATCTTTGAACAGGCTTCAATGACTGTTGAGATTAATACTACAAGAGGTATTGCAGCACAAATTTTGAGACATCGTAGTTTTACTTTTCAAGAGTTTTCTCAACGATATGCTGATACTGGACTTTTAAGTAAATCAATTCCTCTCCCCGAACTTCGTAGGCAAGATACTAAAAATCGTCAAAATAGTATTGATGATATTCCTGATTATTTGAAATTGGTTTTGCTTGAAGATATTCGTGTGCTTTTTGAACACTCTCAGAGCATCTACAATCGTCTTCTGGATAAGGGTGTGGCAAAAGAGTGTGCAAGGTTTGTACTGCCCTTAGCAACCCCCACAAGACTCTATATGACGGGTTCTGTGCGTTCTTGGATTCATTACATTGATCTTCGTTCAGCACACGGAACACAGAAGGAACATATGGAGATTGTAGAACTGATTCGTTGCATCTTTACCTGCCAATTTCCTGCAGTATCTGAGGCACTTGGTTGGACTCGTGAAGGATGTGCTGAGTGTGTGGATGCCCCATCCATCACTATTGAATAAATATTTTTGTATACTATGGAGAATTAAGATTGGCAACATACCCTGTTTATAATAAAGTTACTGGTGAACAAAAAGAAGTGACAATGAGTATTCACGATTGGGATCAATGGAAAAGAGATAACTCTGATTGGGATAGGGATTGGTCAGACCCTTCAACCTGTCCCTCATCTGGTGAAGTTGGAGAGGTATATGATAAACTTAAAAAATCTCATCCTGGGTGGAACGATATTTTACACAAAGCATCAAAGGCTCCTGGATCCAAAGTAAAACCAATCTAAAAAGTAAATGGCAAGAAAAAGAAATCAACCCGCAACACCTGTTCCTTTTGGTATGAGTAATAAACAAATGAAACGGAAGAAACCAATTAATGTAGATTTGATGAGAGACATTGAAGCTCTCACTGACAATCAAGAAGAATTTTTTAGATCTTACCGATTGGATAAAAACATTGTTGCTTATGGATGTGCAGGGACGGGTAAGACTTTTATTGCACTTTATAATGCACTTAAAGATGTTCTTGATGAAAAATCTCCATATGAAAAAATTTACATTGTCCGTTCACTCGTAGCCACAAGAGAAATTGGTTTCCTTCCTGGAGATCACGAAGATAAGTCTTCACTTTATCAAATTCCTTATAAGAATATGGTAAAGTATATGTTTGAAATGCCAACAGATGCAGACTTTGAAATGCTCTATGGTAATCTTAAAACTCAAGGAACGATTAGTTTTTGGAGCACATCGTTTATTCGTGGAACTACTTTGGATAATTCAATCATTATTGTTGATGAATTCCAAAATCTTAATTTTCACGAATTAGATTCTATTATCACTCGTGTTGGTGAAAATTCTAAAATTATGTTCTGTGGTGATGCAACTCAGTCCGATTTAATCAGAACGAATGAAAAGAATGGGATTGTTGATTTTATGAAAGTTCTTCGTATAATGCCATCAATTGATATTATTGAATTTGGAGTTGAAGATATTGTTCGTTCTGGATTAGTCAAAGAATATATTCTTGCAAAAATGGAAGTAGGTGTATGAGTTTTATTCATCATAATTTTTTAGGTGATCTTGAATTAGAAAAGAAAGAACAAAACGGCATCCGTCTGTATCATCTTCCTGATGGTCAGTGGGTGCCTTCTATCACTTCTGTAACGTCTTTCTACAATAGACAGATTTTTGTGAAGTGGAGAGAACGTGTTGGTCTTGAAGAAGCAAATCGTATTACTAAAAGAGCAACAGCACGAGGGACTGATTTTCACCAAGTTTGTCAGGACTATCTTGAAAACAAAGAACTGAACTGGAATGATTATCAACCCCTGACAAAGTTTATGTTTTATCACCTCAAACCAGAACTTGATAAGATAAATAATATACACGCAATTGAAAGAACTTTATATTCACAGTACTACGGGCTTGCAGGACGAGTTGATTGTATTGCTGAATATGAAGGAGAACTTGCGGTCATTGACTTTAAAACTTCAGACAAAATTAAACCAGAAGAGTGGATTGAAAACTATTTCGTTCAAGAAATGTTTTATGCAGCAGCTTATTATGAACTGACGGAAAAACCAATTAAAAAACTGATTACTTTGATGGTCACTCCTGGTGGTGAAGTTAAAGTATTTGACAAAAGAAACAAAGGGGATTATATTAAGTTACTAGTCCGATATATCAAAGAATTTGTACATCACAATACTGGATCAGATGGAGAATGAATTAGAAAAAGCATTAGAAAGTAAGTTCTTTTGTCCATCAAAATTTGCTCAAGAAATTGAATCTCTGGTTCATACCAATGAGGATATGAATTATATTGATGCAATTATTCACTTCTGTGAAAAGAATAGCATTGATGTAGAATCTGTTCCTAAATTGATCTCTAAGCCATTGAAAGAGAAAATCAAGTATGAAGCAATGGAACTTAACTTTCTTAAAAAAACTTCCCGTGCTAGATTAGTTTTTTGAATGATGCCTTTTGATGTATATCGTGAATATCTTGCGTTAAAAAATCACTTTACAAAAGATAGTTATGACTACTTTAAGTATTGTGGTAAAAGTCGTGCAACGGTTCAATCTTTTTACAAACGCAAAGATCGTTTTTGGTTTGAAAAAGTAGCACGTCAAAAAACAGATCAAGAAGTTGTAGAGTTCTTTGTATCAAACTTTATTACCTGCACTGATCCAAGTAAACTTTGGATTGGTGAAATGATCCGAGAAGGTGATAGAAGATATGAAGACTGGAAAAAGAAAAATCAATCACTTTCCTATGTCTTTAAACAAGAAACGCAAAGTTTCTTTGAAGATAAAAAAGTAGATGAAGTCTTTAAGTGTTCTAAAGGTCATCCACCAGTTCTTAAAAATTTCCTGAACGGGAACATTAGTCTTGAAACACTAGTCATTTATGATAGAATATTCCTGTTCGGGAAAAACTTTGATAAGAAACTTAAAGATCCTGTGTGGGAATCTGTAAGTATGAAGATGAAAAAGTATTCTCCTTTCCTACATATTGATGTGCAACGTTATAAACATATTTTAAAAGAAATTATTTTGGGGGATAAATGAGTTTCTTTAAATCTGAAGTCGTCCGTGCTGAGATGGCAGAAATTAGTGAGTTGCAGGAAGACGTTTATCGTAATGTCTTTAAGTTCTCTACAATGTCAAAAGAAGAAAAACTTAATCACGTCAAAGTTCTTGAAAAACTTCTTGAAAAACAGAAAGTTCTTTATACTAGATTAAGTTTATCTGATGATCCTGAAGCAGTTGAAATGAAAGAACGCATTACGCAATCTGCAACAATGATGGGACTCCCCCAAAATGTTGATATGAATATCATTTTGAATAATATGTCCAAAATGCTTGAAGTGATGAAACAGCAAATTGACAAAACAGGTTCCGACCTGTAGAATAACGAAGTACACAAAAGCCAAATCTGTACAAATACGAGGTAATCTAATGTCTTTTAAAGATCTTAAGAAACAATCTTCTCTGGGTTCTCTTACACAGAAACTAGTAAAAGAAGTAGAGAAGATGAGTACAACTTCTGGAGGCACTGATGAACGTCTCTGGAAACCTGAAGTGGATAAAACTGGTAACGGTTTTGCCGTGATCCGTTTTCTCCCTGCACCCGAAGGTGAAGAACTTCCCTGGGCAAAAATGTATTCTCACGCCTTCCAAGGTCCTGGTGGTTGGTACATTGAGAATAGTCTGACTACAATCGGTCAGAAAGATCCCCTTGGAGAACACAATCGTGAACTTTGGAACAGTGGAACTGAAGCAAACAAAGAAACTGTTCGTAAGCAAAAGCGTAAACTGTCTTACTATAGCAACATCTATGTTGTAAAGGACCCCACTAATCCTACTAATGAAGGTAAAGTCTTCCTGTTTAAGTATGGTAAGAAAATCTTTGATAAGATTATGGAAGCAATGCAACCTGAGTTTGAGGATGAAACTCCTATTAATCCTTTTGATTTCTGGCAGGGTGCAAACTTCAAACTGAAGATTGTGAAGAAGGATGGTTATTGGAACTACGACAAGTCTGAGTTTGGTTCTGTGGAACCTCTGCTGGACGATGATGATGCTCTGGAAGCAATCTGGAAGAAAGAGTATTCTCTTGCTGCTGTGACTGCTCCCGATCAATTCAAGTCTTATGAAGAACTTGAGAAACGTCTGAATTATGTTCTTGGACAGAAAGGTTCTTCTCGTTCTTCTGTTGAAGAAGAAACTGAGTATGATGATTATTCGGAGAACAATGTTGAGAGTGCTGTTGTAAAGGAACTTGAAGAGTCCTATGCTCGTTCTAAGTCCCCTTCACTTCCCGTTGTCACCAAAGAGGTGGATGACGATGAAGATGATGCTCTTGCATATTTCTCTCGTCTTGCTGACGAATGATTAAGAGTAAAGTTTAATATTATCTCCTCTCTTAAGGTCCTCACTAACATACTGTGAGGACCCTTTTTTATACGACATAATTTCTTCTATATCGTTCAAAACGACATTTAAGTATTGGGATTTTAAAGTGTAAATATTTCTTTTATCATTTTCTAGTTTTTCTTCATATTCATAATTTGTGACTGGAACTGCTATATTTCCACTATCAACTTGTTGATCAATAAAGTAATCATAAAAACTTACAGAGTATGGTGATGAAACTTGAAGTCCTCGAGGAACAACGATTACATCCTGACTATTTTTAATTTCTGTTGTTTCGTAATGATGAATCCCTCCGTATAAAGTTTCATAATCTCCGTATTTGGATAACATCAAATCATCAAATTGTTGTTGGGGTAATGGCCATTCTGTTTGAATATTCACAATATTGTTGCATAAAAGAATCACCCAGTCTAAACTGGAATCTTGATAAACTTCATAAGCAACATTATCTGGACGATCATTGCCTTTTATTTGATACTTAGTGAAGAATGCTAAGTTTTGAAAAATGTCTTCTCTTAATTTTCCTTTCTTGAATAGATTTTTAAGAGGAGCATAATCTCCAATTTTAGCATCTGGAAGTCTGCTAACGTATTCAAAGTTTGGAACTTGGCGGAAGTAACTTGGCATTTTAGTAACCTATGTAATCGTCTTTATCTCTATCAATTTCTGTATAATCATCATCATAAATTGGTTCAAGTTCTTGGAAAGTCAAATCAACTTGATATGAAACCATTGCTCCATCTTCAAAAGACATATATGTTGCTTCTGGAGTGTAATTTACATTACAACTTGTTAATGCACACTCTTTAAATTTATTTAAGTATGGGTGATTTTCGTTCTTAAAAATATAAGAAATTGCAAAAGTGTGTGGTGTTTGTAATAAAAATGAAGAAGCAGATCTTTTTACTGACATTGCTTGTTTAAATGTTCTAATAATTTTTCTAACTATTTCTGCTTCAGATTTTGAACGTGGTGATAATTTAAAACTAAAAGAAAACTGACGAAGATCTGGAGAATTAAAAAGCAATTCTAAGTTTGGATTGATTATTGCACCAAATTCTCTTTGCATAAGACCACCAGAATTAATAGCACCTTCTATTGTTTTGGTGATTATTGCTTTTCTTAAATCGGAAATATTAGCCCTATTAAATTGCTCCTCTGCTTTTTTTGTAACATCTCCTCCTTGAAGAGCTGTTTGAACTAATTTTCCTGCTGCACCTTGGGGATCATATAAAGGTTCTGACCCAGACCATACAACTCTATTTGAATCTTGAATCCCACCTGGTATTGGAAGAACTATTGTACCTAATATTGTTCTTTTTTTATCTGCAGATTTTGGTATTCCTCCTTCAACAACTACTCTTCTTAAATTTCTATCTCCTTCTCCAAATCCTTTAAGACCTGTTTGTTTATATTTTACGATTGAAAATTTAATACAATCTTGATAATTTAATTTTAAACCTTCTGGATAAACAATAGGTGTGTTACCATAGTCTTCTCTAGACGCAATTTTATCTTTACCACTTTTTATGTAATTTGCTTCATTTTCTGTTAGAGCACCTTGTTGGTCTCCTGCTCCTGATTTTGCTTTTGGTGTTGTTGTTGCTGCACTATTTGGAAATATTAGTTGTTGCGCATTTTTTTCTCCACCATTTTGTGCTGTAATAACTCCATAATTTTTTACTGATTTTTGTCCTACTGCGCTTGAAAAATATTTGTTTTCTGCTGCATTGTTTTGTGAATTAGGATTTGGTTGAAAAACACCATCTTTTGGAATCGTACCAACAGTTCTATCTTGACCGACAGTTCCCAATACGAGCACTGATGAAGAAACACCGTTGTATTCTTTAATTGTAATTTCTCCCGATTGAGAATCTACCAAAGTATAGTATTTTTTTGTACTATCAATATTGGTTGGAGTGTCAACTCCATTTAATTTATAAGTTTCTGGAACTCGAAATAGATTTCTGTCCCTGCTACCATAAGTTGCCATCAAACTCCCTCCCCGTTTACAAGAGGATTAATGATCTCAATTTTTTGTAGAGTATGAGACATTTATAAGGAGTTTTTATTTATTTAGAAGGAATTTTGCATAAGGTATAGAAAGAAGTTCATCAAGTTCTTCATACTTAATGACGTGAAGTTGTCCTGCTATTTCTTCCCAAGTATAATTTCTTGATTCTCTCCAGTGAAAATTAATTGCTTTAAATCCCCACCGTTGAACTTCTGTACAAGCAATTAACGGGTGCTGATCATATTCAATATTTGGAGTCTTAGGATTATAAACGAACGTATAAAACTTTCCTGGTTCTGGTATCCAAGTTTTTTCTTTAAAGATATCCATAATCAAAACCATAATGTCTTCTGGATCTTTTACACTCATCCTTCCAACTTCTTGTTTGAGTTTTCTAACTCTTGCCGTTGATCCTGCAATATATTGACCGAAACCTTCTGCCATTACTTGATACCCAAATCTTCTTCTGTGATTACTTTAAACTCCAATAATCTGTCCTTACAAAACTCTTCTGCAGCTTTCCACTTTGCTTGATTCACTGCATAAGTCGTACATTCATAAAGATATGATTTAGTGACTCTACTCTTTTTTTGTGGAGGAACAGTTTGTTTTTTGGGTTTTACTTCAATTACATAAGTTTTAACTTTTCCAGATTGTTCTTTTACTTTAATAATAAAATCTGGAAAGTATCTGTGAACTCTATTATCTACTGGAGAACGATATGGAATGTAAAATTCTTCACTGCCCCATTCTAAAATATTTTCATTTAAATCACACCAACTACAGAAACGTCTTTCCCAACTACTTCTACAAATAATATTATTTGGGTCACCTTTGTATTTTTGTGGATAAGATGGTTTGTATTTACTCTTAATACTTTCTGCCATTTTCCTTAATACATAATATATACCAGTTAAAAAGTATTTATAGATGGCATCTCCGTCTCCATCAAAGAAAAGTGTATTTGATATAAAATCAAAAATATTAAGACCTGCACTAACTTCTCATTTTCAATGTTGGTTTAATCCTCCAGTTGATGTTCAAAATTGGTTGAAGCAAAGACAAGAAGCTGGTATTGGAGTTGCTTATGATAATAATTATGCAGAGATTTATTCTTTGCTTTGTTGTGAAACTTCTTTGCCCGGTTCTTCTTTAGCAACTTTGGATATTAATAATGATTTTACTGGTGTAACTGAGAAGCACGCATATCGTAGGATTTATGATGACCGAGTTGATTTTACTTTTTATGTTGATCACGATTATAATATAATTAAATTCTTTGAAAATTGGATTGGGTATATTGTAAATGAGCAATATACTGATGAAAATGGAGTAAAAAATAATGCAATAGAACTACCAAATTATTCTTATAAGGTGAGATATCCAAATGGTACTGGAAGAGCTAGAAGATCCAATCAATCTGGAAGTGGATACAGAACAGAAGTTTATTTGAATAAATTTGAAAGAGATTATAATGGAAGATATATTCGTTATAGATTTTTTCAGGCATATCCAATTAATATACAATCAATGCCCGTATCTTATGATTCCTCTTCTTTGTTAAAATGTACAGTTTCTTTTACTTATACTAGATATCTTGTCAGTGGAGAATTTAATACAGAGTCGCAGGAAAATCTATTTAATAACATAACTCCGGAACAAGCCGCAGCAATTAATGCAGCTTCTTATAATCCAAATCTTAATCTTGGAATAGACTATGCAAGATATAATGTAACTGGTGGAGTTAACTATGCTGCTGCATTTGCATCCGGCAATTCTGTCAATATTACTCCAGAGACTAGTGATTACAGAGATTACAACTAAATAATCATACTGAAATTCTATAGGTCATTATGCCTTTACCAAAGATTAGTACACCAACTTATGAAGTTGAATTGCCATCAACAGGAGAGACAATTCAATACAGACCGTTTTTAGTTAAAGAAGAAAAAGTATTAGTGATTGCTTTAGAAAGTGAAGACACAAAGCAAATCACAAATGCAATTAAGACAGTAATTAAAAATTGTATTTTATCAAAGGGTGTAAAAGTAGAAACACTTCCAACATTTGATATTGAATATTTGTTTCTTAATATTCGTGGCAAATCTGTTGGAGAGGAAATAGAGGTTAATATAATCTGCCCTGATGATGAAGAAACTACAACTACAGTAACTCTTAATTTGGATGATATTAAAGTCCAAAAGAATGAAGATCACACAAATAAAATTCGTGTAGATAAAAGCATTATGATGGAAATGAAGTATCCATCACTTGAGCAGTTTATTAAAACTAATTTTGATTTTTCAAATACAAATGCAATGGATCAATCATTTGAATTGATTGCTTCTTGTATTGATAAAATCTATACTGAGGATGAAGTTTGGTCTACTGCTGATGTGACTAAAAAAGAACTGAATGAATTTTTAGAGCAAATGAATTCATCGCAATTCAAGGAAATTGAAAAGTTCTTTGAAACGATGCCTAAACTTTCTCATAAAGTTAAAGTTACAAATCCAAAAACTCAAGTTGAAAGTGAAGTTGTTTTAGAAGGGTTAGCATCTTTTTTCGCATAGCACTGGTTCATATGAACCTTGAAAGCTATTTTCGTCTTAACTTTGCCTTGATGCAGTACCATAAATACTCATTAACGGAGATCGAAAATATGATGCCTTGGGAACGAGACATCTATGTTGAATTGTTAATGCAACACCTGGAAGAAGAAAAAACAAAACAACAGCAAGTAAATGGCACTCAATTCTTCTAAAATTGTACCAGTATTAAAACCGAAGAATGGTCGTGCCTTAGTTGATGAGAAGATAGACGAAAGGATACTAAGATTACTTGGTCTTGAAGGTGTTTTTGATATTGATTATGATACTTATGCATCTCTTCTCAAAGAGAGGATGGGTGCTGCAAGAATGAGAAAGCAAACTCTTCCAACAGAAGAAGTTGAATTGCTTACAAATGAATGGAAAAAAATAAAGGGTAAGAAAGGTAGATTTAAAGTCAAAAAGATTACTGCAGAAAGTTTTAAAAAAGGTACTGCAGTTGGAATGAATTTGGGAAAACAGAGAGCACTTTCTGGAATCAAAAAACTATCACTTTCTCCAGCAATTGGTAAAGGAGAAACTCAAGATAGTTTTAATGAAATTACAAGTTTATTGAATGAAATTGTTAAAAATCTAACTCAACAAAATAAAACACAAAAAGATTCAAACGAGAGAGAAAGAAAGGAAGGTGAGAATGCAAAGAGAGCACTTGCTGAATCAAAACTAGAAAAAGGATTTGCTCTTGCAATTAAAACAGCAGAAAAGGTTGTTGCTCCAGTGAAATCAATGCTTAGAAGAATCATTGATTTCTTTATGGCTATTTTCTGGGGTAAAGTTTTTCTCAAGTTGTTAGATTGGTTTGCAGATCCAGCAAACAAGAAAAAGATTGATTCCTTGTTTAGATTCTTTGGTGATCATTGGCCAAAACTTCTTGCACTTTATCTTAGATTTGGAACAGGTTTGGGTAAGTTTGTTGGTAGTCTTACTAGTTTAGTATTTTTGGGAACAAGAAAGTTGCTTCAAACTGTTTTTCAAATGGTTGGGGCAAAGGGAGCAGCAAAATTTCTTGGAGGTAAAGGTGGTAAATTAGTTGCAACAGGATTATCAGTTGCAACAACAGTTGGAACCACAATGGCTCTAAGTGAAGGAATAGAAAATTTTGCGGGACAAGGTGAGGATAAGCAACCAAAAATTCCTACCTATAATGGTGGTGGGTTTGCAAACTTTAAGAAATTGTTTGGAATGTTTGGTGGTGGTTCTTTTAGTCCTGGATATGTAAGTGGTGAAAAAGGTGTAGATAAGGTTCCTGCAATGTTAAGTGATGGTGAATTTGTAATGTCTCGTGGTGCTGTTGAAAAATATGGTGTGAATACTCTGGAAGCAATGAATGCTGCCGGTGGTGGTACAAATAGGCCAAAAATGATTAGTGGGACTACTTATGCTGCTGGTGGTGGATTGGTTGGAGGTTCTCCTGATTTTTGGAAGATAGCAGCACTTGCATCAAAGGAGGATAGTATAAATCCTCAAGGTCAGGCAGATGTAGCACAGTCAATATACAATCGTATCAACCTTGGATCTTATCCTGGTGGAAAAAGTATTTCTGCAGTAATTACTGCTCCAGGTCAATATCAACCTACTTTTTCCAATCCATCTAAGTGGAGATCAATAAAAGATAGAGTTTCTGCAATCAATGCTACTGGCAATGAAAAAAAGATTGATATGGCTGCTAAATCAATTACAAATCCAGTATTGCAAAGAGAATCTGCAAAATTTGTTGGTGGAAGAACTGATTTTCAAGGAGAAAGTCAGAAAAAATATATGAAACCTTCCGATGTTACCCGAGGTAAAAGTCATAATTTCTTTGGGTGGTTTTATGATGCAAAATTACCAAAACCTGCACCAATACCCAATATAGTTTCTTCTCAATCCAAACAAATTCAAACTCCTCCTATGAAACCAGATATGAATGGGAGTAAAAATCAACCAAACATTATAGAGAGAGTTAAAAACTTTATTTTTAGTCCATCACAACCAAAAGAACCAAGGTATGCTCAAGGTGGAATGGTGCAGTCACCAATGCAACTATCAAAAATGCCTTTTAGAGCAAAAAATATTACTCCTCCATCTGCTCCACCTGTACTTGTTTCTACGACAAGTAAAACAAGCACGACGATGCCTTCCATACCATCATCACCAGGAGTTCCAAAAGCTCCATCATTTAATTCTATTCACAGTAATAATGAAAGAAAGAGAATACTTGCAATTCACGGAGTAGCATAATCATAAACTATGAAACCTAAAGCACTTCCTCCTGCAAAAATTAATCCAGCAAAACTTTTAAAGGGAAGTTCTTTAATACCTACTGTGAAAAGGATTAGTGCTAAATCGGTTGTTGATGATAATCTTTCTTTTGGGGTAAGTTTTATTAAGAAACAAGTGATTAAAATTGGTGATTTAATCAAAACAAATACATTATTAAAAGCAGAAAATGAAAAGAGAAAGAAAAAAGAAGGTGAGAAAAAAAGATTTGCCAAAAAAGAAGAAAAACTTGAAAAACCAAAAGAAGGTAAAGGAGATAAAATTAAATTACCTTCATTACCTCGTTTAGGTTTTCTTGATAGAATTAAGAAGTTTTTATTTAATATTTTTCTTGGTTACATTTCACTTCGTTTATTGCCATATCTTCCAAAACTTGCAGGAGTTGTTGGTACGATTATAAAGGTTCAGGATACTGTGATTGATGTATCTGGTAAAATTTTAAATGGTTTGGTTTCTTTTGTTGATAAAGCATATGAGGTTCACGATAAAACAAGAAAGTTTTTAGGAAATCTTGGAGGAGAAAACTTTACCAAAGCATTTGATGAATTTGTTGGTGCGATGGATAAAGTCATCACAGCATCTATTATTGCTGCGATTGCTTTTGATGAACTTCGTGATATGGGTGGTCCTGGTGCTGGAAAATGTGATTGTGGACCAACTAAAAATGGTATGGGGTCAACTGCTGCTTCTGCATACCAAGCAAGTAAAGCAGGTAGATCTTATGCTGCAATGATGGCAGAAAGAAATTTGCCAAAATGGGTTCAAAAACAATTAGGTGGTAGTGCTGGTAGATTTTCAGATTCAAATTTAAGAATTGCTTTAGGTAAAGGGAATGTTGGGGATTATGTTAGAATTATTACTCAAGGAAAGTTGGGAAGGGGTGCATTATCCAAAGCAGTAATGACTGTTGTGAAACCAAGATTAAGTATGATTCCATTTGGTATTGGTGCTTTGATTGACTTTGGATTATCTTGGGCTTTAGGAGAAAACCCTGGTAGAGCAGCTTTTAGATCAATTGGTGCAGGTTTATTGAGTTGGGTTGGAACTGCTTTGGGTGGTGGTATTGGACTTGCTGGGGGTCCTTTAGCAATTGCTGGAGCCATTATTGGTGGTGCTGCTGGTGGAATAGCTGGTGATGCTATTGGTGGATTTTTATATGATTTGATGTTTGGAAATAAAAATCCACAAAATCAAAAGGTTCAAGGTCGTGCTCAAGGTGGACAAGTTACAAGAGGTGGAAAATATACTGGTCCAATCAAAAGAACTATAAAAAAAACACCACCAAGAACTTTAAAAGTAAAATCAACAGAAGTTAAACCGGGTCAATCTGTTGGTGGTAAGGATAAGATTAAAAAAATATTCCCTGAAGAAGACCAGACAAAAAATGTAAATCCACTTGGTTATATGAATAGTTCTTATAAGACAGCATCTTCAACACCAGGATTAGGTGGATTATTTGGTATTATGATGAAGGCACAACTTGGTGAGAGACCATCTAGTGCAGATTATCAAAGTGCAGCAGATGGTTTAACTGCTTGGATGCAGAGAACTGTTGGTGGGGGAATTCAAAGAACTGTAGGTGCATTTGCTGAAGGTGGAGAAGTTGATGCTGGAATGTTTAGTAATGGTGCTGATATGAAAAACGTAATTGCAAAAGCACTTCAAGATAGTGTTGCCCCTAAAGTTGATGATATACTTAATGATTTGAAGAAACAACTTGAATTGAAAGTAATTGAAGGTAAAGCAAAGGAGGGAGCAACACTTCCACCAGAGGATGGAGACTTTTCAGTTAGTGGTGGCACAGAAGATTTTTGGACTTTGGTTGCAGTTGCATCAAGAGAAGATGCCGACCCCCAGGGAAGTGCTGATGTTGCACAAACAATTTATAATCGTCTTGCATCTGGTGCATATACTGGAAAGACAATTAAACAACTTATAACAGCAAGAAACCAATATCAACCAACTTGGGATTATCCAAATGGACCTACTCAAGGAAATGGCAATCCAAATCCAGAGTGGTTGTCTATTCAAGATGCAGAATCAGCTGCAGCAGCTGCTGGTATGGAAGTTGGCACAATAAAAAAAGTCGCAGCCAACATATTAAATCCTACGTTACAAAAAAATGCCAGAGATTTTATACAGGGAAGAACTGATTTCAAGGCACAAGGACAAGGTGTAACTGGTATCAGTAGATCCGCAAGAGGGAATGTTTTTGGATGGCATTATAACTATAAAGAAAATAAAATTGCAAGTATTCCTAATTTTGGTGCCACTGTTGCATCTCGTCCCGGTGGAGGTGTTGATATTAAACTAGGAAAATTTGGAGGTAATCTTTCTGCAGCACAACAACTTGCTGCAAGTATGGGACTTCAGGTTACAAGTTATCTTCGTCCGGGAGATCCTGGATATCACGGATCTGGTAGAGCAATGGACTTCCAAACGATTGGTGCTCCGGGAAATAGAGGAACTCCCAGTCAATTGGCATTTGCTCAAGCAATGATTTCTAAATATGGAACTAGTTTAAAACAACTAATTTATACTCCTTTAGGGTTTGGAATTTCTGGAGGAAAACAAGTCCCACTATCAACTTGGGGGAATAAAACAAATTCTACACATTATGATCACGTTCACGTTGCTTTTAATAAAGGTGGAAAAGTAAAAGGAAAAATGGGTATTGATCAAATAAGAGCAATGTTAACTCACGGTGAATTTGTTCTTGATGTGAATTCAACAACCGCACTAGAAGATAATTATCCAGGATTTTTGGATGCATTGAACAAAGCAGATTATCAAGGAGCATTAAATGTTCTAAAAAGTTATGCATCTTATGAAATGGGAGCAACAATTCGTGCGATTGTAGATGAGAAATTAATTCCTGTTCCAGTTCCAGTTGGTTCTTCTCAACAATCTTCAATGATGGTGTCTATATTTGATGAAGTAGAAGATTATATGGCATCCAGTTATAAAGGGTAAATAATAGAATAGGAGTTTTATTTCAATGCAAGAGAGTACTAGAAATTATTCTATTGATAAATTCATAATCAATCCCTCAGCAGGAAGAAAAACTTCTCCAATTGATTTGGGTGCAAGTGGAACAACTATTACTGACTTTTATTATTATGAAAGTATTTT